CATTGGAAGATGGAGACTAGAGCTAGTGGTCAACAGAGTGCTAGTGATGAGTATTCACAAGTTCCTGCTAATTGGATGGAGACTATTAGGTTTCACATCACAGACAACGGAACATCACCTCTTGAGTTAATATCAAGAGCGGCTATGGCAGACAAGAGAGCCTCTAATAATGATGCTATAGGAACACCAACACATTACACACACGCAGATGGTCAATTTCAGTTCTACCCAACACCATCAAGCGAGATAAACACAGAATTGCTTTACTACGCTAAGACAACTGCTCTTAGTTCAAGTAATGCTGATAATTGGCTTTTACTAGAAGCACCTGATGTGTACCTTTATGGCGCACTACTACATTCAGCACCGTATCTAGGAGAAGACGAGAGAGTCGCAGTATGGGCGCAGATGTATTCTGCTTCTGTGTCACGATTAAACGAAGCATCTGAGATTGCTAGATTTAGTGGCTCAGGCTTAAAACTTAAAATCAGAGGACAAGGATAATGTCATTTACAAACTTTTTAGAAACAGAAATCTTAGACCATGTATTCGCAGGCGCAGCTTACACAGCACCAGGCACGCATTACTTGGCTTTATACACAGCAGCACCAGGTGAGACAGGTGGCGGTACGGAAGTATCAGGCACAGGTTACGTTCGTCAATCAGTCGCATTCACTACATCAGGCAACACAACTTCAAATAACGCAGCGGTTGAGTTTCCAACAGCAGGCGCTTCTTGGGGTACAGTAACTCACGTAGGTGTATTTGATGCTTCAACATCAGGCAACCTAATGGCTTACGCTGCACTTACAACATCTAAGACTATTGACTCAGGTGATGTGTTCCGTGTTCCTAATGCTGACCTAGATATAACGCTAGACTAAGATGCTATACGGAGCGTTTAAATACGGTCAAGCAGCATACTCAACAGCGGACCTTGAAGAAGGTGTAGTACCTATTACAATGACGAGTTCTGCTTCGGCAGATAGTCAAAGAGTAAGAGAGTCAGGTGCAATAGTGATGGGAGACTCATCTATTGTTACGGTAGGTGTAAAGGAAGTAAGTGCTTCAGCTAGTGTATCAATAAGTTCTTCTGCTTCTTGTGATGGTGCTAAGACTATGTCAAGTGGTGGCTCTATGTCATCAGCTTGTACAACTACAGGCGCTTGTGTAAGAGTTAAAGACACATCTTCTACAGTAAGCGTAAATGCTACATTCACTGCTACGGCATACTACACAGCAATAGGTGTATCTACTATTTCACCTGTAGCAAGTATCACGGCAACGTGTAATAGAGTGCAACATTCAGGCGCTTCGACAAGCATGACATCAGGAACTTTAGCCATTGGTAGAGAGAAGTGGGAATCGATAGCTGAAGGCTCAGAGTCATGGACAAACATTACACCATCATCAGATAGTTGGACGGAGATAGCAGCATGAGTTTAATACCATTACAATTACCCGCAGGTGTTTACAGAAACGGAACAGAGTTCGAATCATCTAACCGTTGGAGAGATACTCACCTTGTTAGATGGCAAGATGGTTCATTACGTCCTGTTGGTGGTTGGGTAAGTAGAAAAACATCAGCATTCGCAGCACCACCAAGAGGTATTGTTACTTGGGCAGATAATAGTGCTGATTCACACATTTCAGCAGGAACATACAACAAGCTATACTCATTAACAGAATCGAGTATTGTTAGTGATATTACACCTGTAGGATTAACTTCAGGAGACCAAAACGCTACAAAGAATCTATCGTATGGTGGAACATTCTATGGCACAGGATTCTTCGGAACTAAAAGACCAAACACAGGTGTATATGATGAAGCCACAACATGGTCACTAGACTCATGGGGTGAATACCTATTAGCATGTTCATCTAAAGATGGCAAGATATATGAATGGCAGTTAAACACATCAGTATTACCTACAGCATTAACTAACGCTCCTGTATCAAACGCTTCAATGCTTGTAACAGAAGAGAGATTTGTATTTGCATTAGCAGCAGGCGGAAACCCTAGAAAGGTTCAATGGTGTGATAGAGAAGACAATACTGATTGGACACCAAGCGCTACGAATGAGGCAGGTGACATGGAGTTGCAAACCACAGGACGTATCATGTGTGGAATACCTGTTAGAGGTAGAACGCTTATTTTGACTGATAACGATGCTCATATCGCAACATACTCAGGACCTCCTTATGTATATGGCTTTGAGAAAGTTGGTACAGCATGTGGCATTGCATCACGAAAGGCATTAGTCTCTATTGATGAAGGCGCTTTTTGGATGGGGCATAGAGGGTTCTTTACTTTCGATGGTTCAGTTGCTAAAGAGATTAAATGTGATGTATTAGACTACGTGTTTGAAGACATTAACTACGACCAAATTACTAAGGTGTCTGCGGTTAATAACACTCAACACGGTGAGATATGGTGGTTTTATCCTTCAGGCTCATCAATTGAGAACGATAGATACATCTCGTTAGATTACAAAGAGGGTGTTTGGTCATTTGGAGAGATTGATAGAACTGCTTGTGTTGATAGAGGTGTATTCAGTACGCCTATATGGGCAGATTCAAGTGGAAACCTATACAACCATGAAACGGGTAGTGTTCACGGAACATTGAAGCCTTATGCTGAATCAGGACCTATTAGCTTAGGCAACGGTGACGGTGTAATGAAGGTATCACAACTTATCCCTGATGAAAAGACTCAAGGTGAGGTTAATGTTACGTTTAAGACACGTTTCCATCCTAATGACACAGAGCGTACATACGGACCATATTCAACAGGCAACCCAACATCATTAAGATTTACAGGTCGTCAGATTAGATTAAGAGTTGAAGGCACAGGAACAGATGATTGGCGTTCAGGTGTAATGAGAATTGAAGCAAGGGCAGGCGGTAAGCGATGATACAACCTCCTGCGCCACTAGGAACTGATTGGAAAGCGTGGGGCGAAAGGCTTAACTCATTCTTAGCAACTACTAGAGATAAACTAAGAAGCCTTACAAGCGGTGAATCAGCATCAGACGATGGTATCTTGATGTGGGATAGAAGTGATAAGAACCCTGTAGTGTCTATTGATGGAGAATGGATTCCACTAGGTTTAGGCGGTGGAACTAATAGTGGCTCTCATGCTTACGTTTATAGTACAACAAGTCAAACTGCAAGTGTTATAAATACTGCTTATGGCATTACTTGGAATAATATAGGCGCTAATAACAATATCTCTATTAATGGTAGCGACTCAACAAGAATTGATTTTGCTAAAGGCGGAACATTTTATATAAACTTTCATGCAACATTAGCATCTTCAAATGCTTCTACAAAGACAGTGTATTTCTTCCCTAAGATAAACGGTACAACTCAAGAGCATTCAACTATTATTACTACACTTCACGAGAATGGTCAGAAGAAAGTTGCATCAAGAAACGGATTATTTACAGTAAGCGCAGGTGATTATTTGCAAGCAATGTGGGCGACTGATGATGTGGCAGCATGGTTAGAGAATAATACCGCAACATCATTTGCACCATCTACACCGAGCGTTACTTTATCAATAGTTGAGGTAACAACGTGAATGTACAAGAAGAATTAATAAGATGTAAGGAGTGGATACAGTCTGCTTTAGACAAGGGTGGAAACACACATGACTTTATTGATGTGGTTGAAGGTGTTCTAAAAGGAAGTATGCAACTTTGGAGCGGTGAAAAAGGCTGTGCGGTAACAGAGATAGTAGTGTATCCTAAGAAGAAAGTCCTACACGTCTTTTTGGCAGGTGGGAAACTTGAACAGATTACAGATATGCACGCAGATGCGGTAAAATGGGCTAAGACCCAAGGATGCCAAGGAATGACCATAGCAGGTCGTCCAGGGTGGAAAAAGATTTTAGACAAATACGGTTGGAAAGAACAACTCGTTATTTTAGGAAAGGAGTTTTAGTATGAGTGGTGGTGGAAAAGGCGGAAGTAGTTCAAGCGCACAAGAAATACCTAAGTGGATGGAAGAGCCTGCAATTAGAAATATTGCACGAGCAGAAGATATACAGCGTATGGGATACATGCCTTGGTATGGTCCTGATGTAGCAGCATTCAACCCCACTCAACAGGTAGCGGCACAAGCTAATATCGGTGCGGCAGAGGCGTTTGGTCTCTCCCAACCAGGACAACTTACAGCATATCAAGGCATGCCACAAGCACAAACCTTTGCAGGTGGTGTTCAAGGGTATTCTTCAGCGCCTATGTTTGAACAAGGTATTGATACTCTAAGACAGAAGCAACCAGGCACGATGGCACAATATGATGCCTTATTCGGTGCAGGTACTCAACCAGGTGGTGGTGGTGGTATTACAGGTCCTTCATTCACTGACCAAGTTGATTCAGGTAATTTCAGCTCTTACTCTGATTACAATCCTAGCACGGGTCTATACGATAATCAAATTTCAGATGGTGGCGATATTAGCTCTTATGTTATGGATGATGGCTCTATCAACTGGGGTGCTACAGGAAACGCTGACTACGGAACTGTAGATGGTGTTGGTGTTACAAATCCTGACGGTGCATATGGTTATGGCACTTCAGGTGGTTCAGGTCCTGACCTTGGTGGTGCTGTTGGTCCTGACGGTGGCATCGATTGGAACTCAGTAGGCAACCCTGATTATGGTGTTGTTGATGGCGTTGGTGTTACTAATCCTGACGGTGCTTATGGATATGGTGGCGACTCAGGTGGTGGCATGTCTAACGGTGGCGACCTTGGTGGTTCTGTTGGTTCTGACGGTAGTGTTGATTTTGGCGGTAATGATTATGGTACTGTTGACGGTGTTGGCGTTGAGAATCCTGATAGCGGTGGTTCATCAGGCGGTGGCAGTAGCAGTGGTTGTTTCATTGACTCTACTCTTGTTACAGATGCTGAAGGCAAGGACAAAGCTATTGTTGACTTTAAGATAGGCGATAAGGTTATGTCTGCTGATGGTAAATCAGTTAATACTGTTAAATATATTGAAAAAGTAAGTTGGGATGATAGTTTTGTTATCTACTCACCTGATTCTAAACATAAGCCGTTTATTACACAGAACCATCCAATCATCGTAAATGACGAGTGGGTGAGCGCTGATTTAGACTACACACAAAGAAACCAACCTTGGATTGACGCTAAAGAGATTGAATCTCCTGTTGTTAAGAGAGGTAAAGGAATTACAGTGTACAACCTATGGGTTGATGGTGATAATACTTATACAGTTAATGGTTACGGCACAGAGACCCTATTAGGTGATGGTGGTGTGGCTAGACAAGCGCTAGAATTTGGAAACATGGACATGGAAGACTTTAAGGCTATTGTTAATAGTTCTAAGGACGCATCAGCTGAGACTTCATACGGCATGCACTTATTGAACAAGTGGCTATCTGTTATCAACAACAAGACTTACAACAAGTTTATTATTGATTCAGTATTAGGAAAGCGCAAAGGCACGCTAGTAAAATCAGCTATTAGTTTAGTAGGTAATGTTGCTGTTACACTAACACCAAGACTTTGGAACAACCAAGAAGTAATGATTAAGGAGAAAGTATAATGGCAGGTTCAGCA